TTAACATAATATACATAATACGCACTTAGCGGCTTCTAATTTGGTCAGGACTAAAGCACCGCAACTCATTGAAATACTTGGTAAACCTAGCCCGTTAAACTTTTTTGCGATGCTTGACCACAACGTCTGCGCTTCGTAAGTTTTTGCCTTATCTAGCGCTAATCCGACTAAAGCCTTTTCTTTATCTTCTCCGACAGCGTCCGCAAGCATAAGTATTTGATTTTCTTTTAAGTATGTTCTGCCTTTTCTGACATCAGTTAGCATTTGAGGGCTTATCCCCAAATCTGGCGCTATCTGTTTGTATTGTACGTATCTCATCTCGTCTTTATACGCATCTATCAGTTGGTTTGTATACATTTATAAAATCCCCCATATGCTCATCTGGTTAAATTCTAGCTCATTTCTACGGCAATTATCGTATTTACTCTATGAAAAATTTCGTATTAACTGTACGTAATTTCTCGTATTCGACCGCTGCGGTCTGGGGCGTTTGCCCTTGACGCTTACGTCTTGGCTGTGGCGGTCACTCTACTGGTTCAACTAAGTCAAGGTGGGTGTTATGTCTCGTTCTAAATTCGTCCTTTGTCAGGATTGTCTCAAGGTCTCAATTTACTCTGATGCTCGTCATAACGAAGATGAGCTTTGCACGTGCGGCGGTCAGTTCTGTGGCTGCTCACCCTGTAACGCTGAGGCTGAGCAGATTGTCGCAGATGACAAGAATCATGTTTTGCATGGTCTTTCTGATGCCACTCTTTTCGAGTTGAGCGAGGCTTAATCATGTACCGCGATAACTCAACACTCGAAATCGCTTGCATTGTTACTTCCATAGTTGTGCTTGTTGGCTTTATGCATGCCTTTGATACGGTTGATTTAGGTTCAGCTTCTTACGATAAAGTTAATCAGTTTTTGATTGATGTTCCTTCTGTTAAGCCTTTGGTTGCTGAGGCTCTTGCTGATGGCGTTCTTACTCAAAATGAGTTTAATGACATCAAAGAATATGTAAACGAAGATTCTAAGCGCGTTGTCCTTTCAAAGATTGAGGGGGCTGAGTAATGCGTCAACTCGTAGTCGATATGGCTGGCAATCATGAGTACATCGAGTTTGTACCTGTGAACTCTTGGGCGTCTTGTGACCGTATCGAAGATAACCTATTTGACCACCGTTTCGATTACGTTGACCACAGATTCACAACGCCGGAGGACTTCATTCCTTTGGCTGTGAAAGCTGCAATGAGCGCTCCAATCTACTCACACGATAAGTCAGATTTCATTGAGCGCCCTACTACTAACCCTTGCTTTGATTTGCCTAAATCAATTCACCGTAACGGTGCGTTCGCGCCTCATATGGCTCGCGCTTACACGGATATTCTCAAGACTCGTGACGCTGTCGAAGCGGCTCGCGCTGTTAGCGATGCTCATGAGCGTTTGACTGAGTTTGGTTACAGCTACGCAATGTCGGACGATGAGATTACGGATTTAGCTAAGCGCAAATCACGTGACTTTTCACGCGCAATCAACGCTATCCCTGCTGAGTATTCTGAGGCTCGCTTTAACAAGGCGTGTGAACTTCTTGAATCGTTAGGTTTGGCATTTAGCGAAAAGGCAATCGGTTACGCAAAGTTAAATTGTGAGCTTTTTGCTCTGGTAAATCGTGCTCTTGATGAGCATTGGTTAGTTCGTCAGCTTCGCCGTAAGTGTGCTTACGAGGTTGAGCGTGTTGCCCGTGATTTGGCACTCGTTCAACGTCGTAAGCAAGTTTACTGTTCTGACTTTTCTCTGAGTCGCCAGCGTGACCGTAATAGCTCTAACCGTATCGCGTTAGACAATACGATTGCCTACGACGAAGACGACAAGTCTAACTATTTCACGCTTAGTGAGTTGTCAGAGAAATCCGTTTCTAATCCTGAGATTCGCCGTAATGAGATGTTCGTGCGCCTGCGTGGCTTTGAAGAAATCGCTCAAGAGTCAAATCATGATGCGGTGTTCTTTACGGTTACTGCTCCGTCACGTTTCCACTCAGTATCAAACGGCGCTGTTAATCCGAACTGGTTAGAAGCGGATAAGCCTGACGCTAAGACCTCACACAAATACTTAATGGGTGTTTGGTCAAACCTTCGTAAAGCGCTTGATAAGAACAAAATCAAGGTTTACGGGATGCGCATCGTTGAGCCTCATCAAGACGGCACGCCGCATCATCACCTTTTGCTGTTCATGGAAAAATCAAGCCGCAAATTTGTGACAAGTGAGTTTCGCCGTTTGGCTATGGCTGATACGCCAGACGAAAAAGGCGCTAAAAAGTACCGCTTCAAAGCTGAGGTTATCAACTGGTCAAAAGGTTCTGCGGTTGGTTATGTGGCGAAGTACCTAAGTAAAAACATTGATGGTCAGCACATCCAATCTGATAAGGGTTCGTCTCTTACTGGTTCGGACGCTGCTGAGCGCGTTGTTACTTGGGCGCGTGTAAATCAGATTCGCCAATTTCAATTTATTGGTGGTCCATCTGTCACGGTATGGCGCGAGATGCGTCGACTACGTGAAGAATTCAAAGAGGATGACGCTTTGTTCACTGACCTAAATCAAGACGAACACTTTCTACTAGAGAAGGTTCGCCGCTCTGCCGATGAGGGCGACTGGAAAGCATTTTGTTACGCAATGGGCGGCGTGTTCGTTAAGCGTAAAGACCAAACGGTCAAAGCTGAATACACAGTTTCTAACGCGATTGAAAAGCTAATCGCGTCCGGTGGTGAATACTCTCCTACTCGCTACGGCGATATGGCTCAAGCTCGCTTAAACGGCTTGATGTTTCAAAAGGTGTTTATCGCTACTCGCTTCCGCAACTGGAAGACTGAGAACAAAGAGCAATTCCTACGTGCTCAACAAGGCATCATGGAGAACGTTGTTGATTACTTCGATGCGTTGGAGCGTGAAAAGGAATATGAGCGCATGTGTGATGACATGTACGAACAATATGAGCAGCAACTAGCGCAGTACGAAGAGATGCAAGCTCTATTGTTCACAGCTCCGGAGGAAATCGGGGCTACCAATTTGGAGGGCGAAGCCCCTCCAGATTGGTGGCATTGATTTCCCTTGGACTTGTGTCAATAACTGTCGCTTCGAATATCAACTAACAACCAAACGTAAAAATAAGGGCAAAACATCATGAAAATGGAAGGATTGATTCTAGACGTTTCTGATATCACTCAGGAAACAAAAGTAGACCGCAATGGTGAGCAAAAGCTCAATGGTAAGTTGCGCCTAATCACTACCAACCCAACGGACACAATCGAGGTTCGTGTAGCTCCTGAGCTATGGGATAGCGGCAAAGCTGGCGAAGTTCTTAAGCAGTGCGTTGGCTCTCGTATGATGTTCGACGTTGAATATAAGCAATTCAGCTTCGCAAACGACGAAGGTAAACACGTTTCAATGCAAGGCTTCCACCTGTACGCCTTGCCTGTACTTAACAATAAGTAATGAATTATGAGCCTTGGCATGGTGTCGGGGCTCGTAGGGTGCAAATGGGATTTATTAAGGGTTTTGTATGTACGTTCTAATCTGCGAACAACCAGTAGTAAATAACACTTGCCCAACTGGATTTAGTTCGGTCGCACTAACTGAAATCGTGCCGAACTATATGACCAAAGAGCAGCTTACTCAGATTATACCCGAGGCTGTATTGTTCCTCGCAATCTGTTGGGGCTGGAAAAAACTATCTAAGTAAATAAGGAAATCATTATGAAAACTCGTTTCAAAAATATCAAAGTTCAAATGTTGGTTGCTGCTGGCGCTCTAACTTCTGGTGCTGCTCTTGCTTCTGGCGCTCCTGACTCAACTGCGGCTGTTGCTGCTATTGGTGGTTTTGGTGACTTTGCTTCTGCTGTCGGTGGTGCAATGGTTCTTGTTGCTATCGCTATCCGCGCATGGCGCAAAATCGGCGGCTAATCTGCCTCCCTCTCAATATCCGTAATTATGGGGGCGTTCTTCGCCCCTATTTTCATTCAAGGGCAAATTATGACTTATGACACTTTTCTAATCGTCCTTTTTCTCATTGGTATGTTTGTTCTGTTTGGGTGAGTGCTATGCGTAAAATAATATCTCTCCTCTTCTTTTTTTCGTTTTTTGCTTTTGCTGGCACTGTCCCTAAGGAAGAGGTTACGGACGTCTTTACAGTGTGTAAAACGATTTATAGCCATGAATATTTTTTAGCTGACAGCCCTCAGCATTGTGCTGAGATTACGCAGCCAATATTTACTGCTAATACAGGTTGGGATTTGCAATGTATTGCTTCCGGCTCAACGATTAACTGTGGTCATTACAAGAAAGTTGCTGTCTATACATCAAGGACTATGACAATTTTGGTTTGTCCTGATGGTTACCCAATTGATAACGGTGACGGCACTTGCTCAAAGCCTAAGCCTAGTTGTGGCGACCCTGCTATACAAAAAGACATTCAGATTGAACAATACAAGTGCAATATCACCAATCCAGAAACTGAGTTTTTTCAGCAAGTCTTTCAATGGTGGTGTGAAGATGGCGATGTGTACACGCATTGTAGCTATGAGCCTAAGGACTGCATTCAAGGCTTAACATGCTCTAAACCAAGTGATGACATTCCAGTTTGTGACCCTCGCGAGCAAGAATGTGCGCTTCCAGAGCCTGACCCTGAAACACCAGGGCAGCCGGACGACCCTATAATCCCGCCAAATCCGCCAGTAAATCCAGATTTACCACCTACGGATTTGTGTGAGCAATTTCCTGAGTTGTGTGCTGACCCTGAGTCGCCAACGCCGCCAACGCCGCCAGTTCCTGACCCTGATGTACCTAGCGACCCTGATGCACCAACAGATGACAAGTTATTGAATGAGGCGATTGAGTCAAACAATCACCTGACAAATATTGGTGAGTTCATCAAGTCGAACACAAGCAAGCTCGGTGATTTGTTGGTGCAAAACAACATGATTGGTCAACATCAACTAGGCAAGCTCAACGATATTCTTAACAAGACGTTCGGCGGTGGTGCTGGCGGTATCGGTACGACAATTTCTCAAGGCAATGAGATTGCTGAGGAAGGAAACAAAAAGCTCGACGAACTCGGTGAAACACTAGAAGAAATTGCTTGTGAGCTTGACGATTCATGTGAGCAAAAAGAAAAGCCAACCGCAAACGTCGATTGTGAGCAAAGCATCTTTGAATGTAAGGGGGATGTTATCCAATGCGCCCTACTCAAAATTGAATATGAAAACTCTTGCGCTACTGGTGAGCTTGCTCAACTTGAGTCTGAGATGAATGCGGCGTTCGGAGTCGATAACGTCAGCGCTCTTGTAGACCCTGAAGAGTTGGATTTCTCGGACATTGATTCTAAATACCTGACTAATGGCGTTTCTTTTGGTAACGCTGCTTGTCCATCTCCTGACAGTGTCACGTTTAGCCATTTCTCTGGCTCTACAACTATTGAAATTAGCTATGAGCCTGCTTGTCACTTCGCTCAATTGGCTGCGCCTATTCATGTCGTTCTGGCTTGGATATCTGGACTGTTATTGATTGGTCGAACACAAGGAGCGTTCTAATGGGTTATGTAATTACCTTTTTTGCAACGGTTGTCGTGCCTATGATTCCCGCAATGTTTCGCACGTTGGCGACTTACGTTGCGGTATCGGTTGGCTTTGGTTTGGTGGCATACACGGGCGTTAACTCGTTCTTAGATATGTTAGCGGATTACATTCAAGCAAACATGAGCGGTATCACTGGCAAGCTTGCGCAGCTTATGGCTCTCGCAGCAATTGATACCTGCATTAACGTGATTCTTTCATGTCTTGTTTTCTCTTTCACTCTTAATGGATTAATGGGTGCAACGGGCTATCGTCCTTCGTGGCGCAAACCGTCTGACCCTAGTGTGCTATAGGGGCATTAACTTATGTTTTACGCTTTCAGTGGTGGCGTTGGTACGGGCAAGACCCTTCACGCCGTCAAGACCCTGATTGAAAAGGATGAGTTTGTAGGTCGTCAAATCTACTACCACGGTGTGCGTGTTCTCCTTCTTGATTTCTCGGTTTGTGACAGTTTTCAAGGTTGGTTTTATGGTATCTATTTCCCTTCAAACAAGGCGAATAAGGCTCTTGAGCGTAAGGTGCTTAAAATTGAAGATGAGGGGCGCTTAGCTGAAATAGACGACTTCCCTTATTTGCAGTATGAGTACTCACAACACAAGCCTGTTGAGCAATGGCTTTACTGGTACAAGAAAACCGCCTCTAAAAAGCGTCTAAACCAATTACAGGAAGCGCTTGACGTTCTTGATATGGAAGAGTCAGAGATTGAAGCGCATCATATTGAAGAGATGGGGCTTTCTTGGAAGTCATTTGATAACCCTCTTGAGATTCATAAGCTTCCTGCTGGCTCGGTAATCTTTGTCGATGAGGTGCAAAACATCTGGGCGCCTCGCGCTGGCGGCTCCAAGCCCTCCGAAGCACTAAAGTGGATGACAAAAAGTCGTCACGGTGGTACGGATTTGGTTTTTGTATCTCAAGATTTTCGAGATGTTGACCAAATCATTCGACGCCGTATTCAAGCGCATGTGCATCTTGAATTCATTGGTGGTAATGCCCTACATCGTTATGAGCATATTGAAGGTATTGAAACTCCTGCTGATTTAGCAAAAGCTGAAAAGAAAAAGATTGTACGTGATTCAAACTTCTATGGTGTTTATTTAAGTTCAATTAAACACACTCAAAATCCAAAATTAGACCCTCAATTAAAGAAAGCGGCGACTATGCTTGCATTTTGTGCTGCTGGCTTCTCTGTGTGTGCCTATGGCTTCTACGGCTTCTATCAAGATAACGTTCCTGATTCATCCGAGGTTTCCACAGTGGAAGAATCACGTTTTATTGAAACGTCGATTAATTCCGTTGATTCAATTCCTGAATCGCTTGGTTACATTACGCGCTTTCTTCCTGCTGAGGACTCTTTGCCTTTTTCCGCTCCGGCTTATGACCGCTTAACGGCTGAGGCAATCGAATACCCAACACTTACTTGTGTAGTAAGTGATTCAAATTGCTCTTGTTTTACTCAACAAATGACGCAATACGCGATTTCAGAAAATCACTGTGAAAACATCGCCCGGTACGGATATTTCGACCCGTTTACGGAAACTAATGACGGCGACTCACGAAAGCGAGATAGACGAACTCAAACAAACAACGGATTGCAAAAAGGAGGGATTTTCTAATGGCTAGGTTCTTACTCATTCTCATGTTGGTATCACCAATCGCAAGCGCTTTCGAGTCAAATTTATCAGGTAAAACACTCAATGAATTCTTTATCATTGCAAGCGAAGTGTTTCAGAAAACTATCGTTACCGACCCTCAGATAAACGGCGATTTAAAGATATTCCAAGCGTCCGGTTCTGCTAACTTTCGTGATGTATGGTTTAGCGTAATGAGAGCGCATAACCTTACTTACATCGAATCTAAGACTGTTATTCGCGTTCAATTGCGCAACCAACTTGATGCGGGTAATCAGATAATCACGCGCACGTATAAGCTCGAATACATGACGGCTGACGACTTGAAAGAATCGTTATCTCAATCGCTTCGTGTACAGGCTTCCGTTTTGGATGTGCCTGACGTAACGCACGTTTCTAGTATCATTGCTGGTACTGCGTTAATGGTGACAGCCCCGTCTAACATGCACCCATCAGTTGAGCAATTCATTCAATACGTTGACCGACCAATGCGACAAATCAAAGTCAGGGCTGTGATTGTGGAAACGTCACGCGGTAACTTATCGGATTTAACAGTAGACTGGAAAGCTGGCGCGGGTGCTGTTAGTGCTGCGTTCTCCGGTTCGGCGGCTGGCTTTATGAATGGCGTTCCTAACCTCAGTTCAAAGAGTGACGACTTCACCGCATTTATTCGCTACATCGAAACAAATGAGAATGCTGAGATATTGAGCCGTCCTGAGCTTACGATTCTACACGGTCAGGATGGACTAATTAGCGTTGGTCAAGAGCTTCCATTTGTAACAGGTAGCTATACCACGGAGTCAGATTCTAGTGATAAACCCTTCCAAACAATCGAGCGCAAGGATGTAGGCTTATCGCTTTACGTACAGCCCCATATTGGCGCTAACGGAAATATAAAACTCCGTATACGTCAAGAGCTTAGCCGTGTAGATAAATCGGTTGAAGCTAGTGACATTGTCACAAGTAAGCGTCAAATAGACACGGTTCTGACGGTAAAATCAGGTGACACGGTCGCGCTCGGTGGCATGACTTCAAAAGAGACGCAAAACGTAGAAATCAAGGTTCCCGTTTTGGGTGATATACCCTTCCTAGGCTTGCTATTCCGCTCCGAATCGGAAAAGGTAGCCAATCGCACTCTAAGCGTTGTTCTGTTCGTTGAGGAGGCGTAATAACGTAATAAAGCCCCGCAGGGATAAGCAAAGCACGTAGTGCAAGCGAGGCACCAAGCCACTCACTGAACTCAAGTTAGCCGTGTTATTCAAATGGCGCGGTTAGCTTGCTCTCTCGAATTGGGATAAAAAGCCCCCTTCCTGCTAAGCCTTCTTTTTGGTACAGGGCGCTCCCAATTAACTGTTTTGTCATTAAATTCTCATAGTGTGCGAAATCAATCGAGCGTCGAGATTGATTTACCAATTAAAAAGGGGCTTAATTCAGCCCCTTAGTTTACTTCTTCATTTTGGCTATAGCTCTTGCGTATCGTAGGAGCTTTGTTACGTTCTTCATGTCCGGTTCTGCTCCAATCTCAAGCAACGCTATGCCTGCTAAAATCTCCTGTGGTGTGACTAATTGTCCGCTTGGAAGCTCCAGTTTGTTTTTGTGCATTCTGAACCGTTCCCAATCCTCTGAGCATCCAAGTTCTCGGAGTTTGAACATTCTCATAAGCCTTTTGCACTCTGGTGGTATCTCTTTGCCTTTGTCCCATTCTTTGATGGTTCTCACACTTTTAAAACAAAGATTAGCCACTTCTTCTACGGTTAAGCCACAGTTTAATTCACGAAATACATAGTTTTTTGTCATTTCGTGGTACTTCATTTTTGACGTTCTCGAAAAACGCGTATTCTATACCGTAATTGACAAAGTTGTCATTATAATTGTAATTATACATAACGTGGCATAATGCGCACTTGGAGTGTTAGAGCAATTTAGTAATGTCCGGTTTTAGCCACTTTAAAATGTCCTCCTAAAATTAACAGCATTCTTTGCTTTTAAGACTTTAGCAGTTGCTGATTACCTTCAGTGAAAAAGATAATTATCGCTTCATTGTATTAACTCCAGCATTGTCATCTTTCACGAGTCATTCCGCACACTCTTTTGGCGTGAGTTTAAATCCATCAAGCAAGGTGCAGAATATTTTCACGTGCCCAAACCGACGATGACTCGTTGGCACGGTTCCAATCAATCCCATGGCAGAAAAACTCATGTTGATTAAGTCGCTTGGCTATTTGCCTAACGATTTACGTTGGTCTGGCTTTCGTGTTTGTGAGAAATGCTCCATCATCATTACGCCATCTGGTCGTGAGTTCAGCCCTAAAGAAATAGAAAGCTTTGTATTCTGGCGTGACGAACATCGTCAGCTTGTTGAAAAGTTTGGGCACATAGACCAGCCAAAGGTCTACCCAGCAAAAGAAAACGTCTTACCGTTTCGTGGCGGCCATCGAATGAAAGCCGCCGAATGGGTTCCAACGAAAGAGAAACTAAGGAGTTAACACCTCCATTAACTTAGTCTCTACCTTACTAAGGGCTTTAATCAAAATCTTTAGTGCGCCTCTTTTCTGACCTATTTCTATTGCTTTTACATAAGACTTTAGCTTAATGACTAGTTCTTCAACTATTTCTGACTCTGCCTTAAAACCTACGCTTGTAAATTCATTAACGATTATATCGCCTCGTATGTATTTAGATTCGATATGGTCGGCAAATAAAGCAATAGATTTGCTATTCCAGATTTTTATTGATTCAAACCAAAAATTAGTTGTCTTCGTAACTAGTATTGGGGCGCCTTTGAACTTGGAGAAATACTCGATATCAACTTTTTCCCAGCTTTCCCGAGTGCGCTTAGTTAGTGAGTTTAAATCTTCATCTTCTTTTCTAGCTTCTAAATTTGTAAGTGATTTGTTAAACTCAAGTGTCAAATTTTGATTGTGGAAGTTATAATTAAACTTTTGTTTGGCGGCTCTTTTATTTACATCATTCAATATGATTTTATGTTCATTTATGAAAGTGTTTACACCGATGCTGATAATGTCTAAATAGTCATCAGTAAACTCATTTTCTACGAGATAAACATACATGTCGAGGGATTTGTACCATTCGAAAATATCACAAACTTCTATGGAGTTTTTTAATCTTTCTTTTATTTCCTTCAGTGAGCATTCAAATGTTTCATGATCTGATCTAGCTGCTGTCGCATAAATCATTTTATCAAGAGAGCTATCTTTTTTATTTAGCCAACCTAAATCATTAATTGAAGATATTGTTCTTCTTTTATCACAGGTGTGCTCGATAATCTCTTTTGAATATAGACAGGATGGTTCATCAAATTCGAAATCGTCCCAGTTAGCATCTCGATTACTTTCAAGCAGGGTTAATATACTATCAAAAGACTTTCCATCCACATAATGCCAAACCCCATACCTTATATATGCATATATGGCTCTTTCAGTATTTATTTGCAAGTCATAACTATCACTATGCTCTTTAAGTAGCAGATAAACTTCTTTTATCTTGCTGGCTAGCCTTTTTATGACACGTATGTTTTTAAGGTCATAATGAAGTAAAGCGTAGTTAATAGTGTGTTCAAACGTAGTTGATTCTTCCCAGTTATTGAAAGCATGATTTATTAGCTCGTCATTACTTACTTTGTAATGCAATTTGCCTGAAAAAAACTTTTCCTCTAATCCGTCGCCAAACGTTAGAGCCTTAAAGTTGGCTATAAAAACAAACTTAACATTTTTATTTTCTATGGAAAGGCTTAGGCACTGACCGATGATTTTATTTATTAGCGTTAAGTCGCTCAGTCTTTCAATATCATCAAGTATAAAGTATTCATTACTAATCTTTTTCAATATGGACGTCTTTAAAGCGCCACCTGAAGAGTTTATTATTGCAGATATTGCACCTGAAGCTGCACTGCTATCTTCTCCCCCTGCTTTTGATGTGAATGTAAGAATGCCATCAACTACTCCTTTGAACAAATTTGAATCGCCTTGAGCTTCGAAATACTTATTTGATATTAGGGCGTCTCGAAAGCTGTTAATACTGTCTATCGATGTAAGAGAGAGATAACTTACATTACTTGGGTCATTTTCTTGTTTTATGTGTTTTTCTATATCAGGAATAAGATGCTCTTTAACAAAAAATGTTTTGCCAGTTCCCCATTCACCATCAAGTGCTACCATTGGGGGTAAATCTTCTCTTTTTAACAAATCAATTATAATTTCGCTATACTCGTGTATTTTTTTCTTTGAGTCACACAT